GCATATCAAAAGACTTATGATTTTCTTTTGTATCTTTATCCCATATTGTCACAGTTTCCGAAATTTGAGAAATTCGCATTGCAGAGCCAAATTAAAACGGCGGTTTTTGAAATGCTTAAATCAGTAATCAGATTTAGAAAGACCGGGACAAAGAGCCATATATATAACGCAGATGTAGAGTTGCAGTTTATCAAAACCCTCATACGGCTTTCCTACGATTTGAAATATCCGGCAATGAGCAAACACAGATACGAAGTATTGAGCAAGAAAATGACAGAATTAGGATGTATCATTGGCGGAATAATCGAAGCCGTAAAGAATGGAAATTGGAAATAATGTTGGCATTGCCAATTTTATTTTGGGGAAACTGTTAATATGCACCGGGCCAGTTCACGGAACTTTCCGAGCCTTGCACGCCCTCATTGGCGGCGGCAATTGGAACAACGGCGTGCATTGCGGTGGCCGTGCCGTCAATTGCAACAATTACCCGTGGAACGTGAACACGAACATTGGTGTGCGGTGCGTGTGTGACTTTACAATTTTATAGACATAGAAGCCCAAGCGGCCACTAGCAAAGATTTACATTTTAAGTAAGTCAGACGGTTTGCCCGTTCCGGTGCGATACCGGACAAACTAACAAAGCAAACCACCTTTTAGTAAAATAGAATATTTGAAAATTGGTAGGGATTAAATGAAAACAGTAAAGGGACTACATGAGAAAATGGGGACCTTTGAAAATGCCAATACTTCATTCCACCAGGCGGCAAGGTGCAAGCGGTACACGAATGAGGTATTGGCTTTTTCTATGGTTAAGGAAGAGGAACTTTTAAGAGCAACCGAGGAAATACAGAATTTAACATATAGACAAGGGGAATATAAGATATTTAAGGTGTTTGAGCCAAAAGAACGGCTTATTATGGCGTTGCCGTTCTATGATAGAGTGGTGCAACACATGATTTGTAACGCTATTCAACCCGTATTTGAAAACGGATTTTATTACCATTCTTACGCTTGCCGGAGCGGTAAGGGGATGCACGCCGCAAGTGATACATTGTATCAATGGATGTATGAAACAGAGGTAAAGCAAGGGTTAAGGATGTATGCCTTTAAAGGGGATATATCAAAGTATTTTGCATCTATACCGCATGACAAATTAAAGGATGAAAACCGCCGCTATATAGGGGATAAGAAAGCCCTTATGTTAATGGATGATATTATAGACCACAACGGCATATTGCCGGACGGCGTGGGAATACCCGTTGGAAACCTCACAAGTCAGTTATTTGCGAATGTGTACGGCAATAAGTTAGATAAATTTTGCAAGCACGTTTTACATATTCCGTATTTTGTGCGGTACATGGATGATTTTATTATCCTATCGGATGATTTGGAGCAGTTAAAAGAATGGGTTAAGAGAATAGAAGAATTTTTGGAAAATGAAATGCTTTTGCATATTAACCCTAAAAGCACAATCCTATACGCCGGGAATGGCATAGATTTTTGCGGATATATCCACTATGCAGACCACAAGAAAGTAAGAAAATCATCTATCAGAAAGTTAAAGCAAGATGTAAAGGCGTATGAGTTGGGCGAATTGCCGCCGGAAGAATTTAACCGGAAGTATGAAAGCAGAAAGGGACATTTAGGACACGCCGACACATACCACATTGCAAAGGCGGTTGAATACGAATTGTTATTCTATGAATGGGAACGCCTGGAAGCAACGGCGTAAAAAGGGTCAGAATAAAAAGCCGTTCCATTATATGATTTACTTGTAAAAAATCCACAGAAAGGAGCGGTGCAAAATGAAAGAGGAAATTGCAGCATTTATTTTAGCGGAAACGGCTAACCCCATTTTCCGCCTTGTGGCCATTGCAGTTGTATTTGATACAATCATGGGCGTTTTCAGAGCAATAAAGGAAAGAAAGTTTAATTCATGTGTTGGGATTAACGGGGCAATCCGAAAGGTAGGAATGATTGTTTCTATCATCTTCCTTTCCATTGCGGATAAAATTCTTTCAATCAATCTGATAGGTTTTATCCCGTCCGGTTTATGGTCTGATATTGG